CAGATCAGGATTGGCGAGATTGGGGATTATGCAGAACGCCAATTGAATTTGCTGGTGAAGGCTGCCGTATTAACTGCTGATCAAAGGTTGAAATTGGCAAGTCCTGTTGATACTGGCCGCTTCCGTGCAAGCTGGGCAATCGGTGAAAACGCCGCGCCGTTTCGTGGTGAACCAGAAGGTGAATATCAAGGCAACACACCGCCAAAAGCTGTCAACTATCAACTTGGCAACGAAAAGATTGGCAACGTTTACAGCATTCACAACAATCTGATTTACGCAGAACCATTGGCAAATGGCCACAGCATCCAAGCCCCATCTGGCTGGGTTGATTCCATAGCCAAAGACGTTCAAACTTATGTCAACTCCGAAGCGGACCGCATTGGTCGCAACTCATGAGCCTTAACACTGTCCGCTCGCACATTGAAAGCCGCATTGCAACTGAGTTTGCTTTGTCGCCGGCCATTCAAGTTGCCTACCAAAACGTTCCGTTTACGCCGCCCAATAACGCGAGCTGGATTCAAAGCAGCATCATCTGGGGTGATTCAGCTTATATGACCGTCCTTACGACTTCAGCCCGTGGCACCGGCGCTGGTTTTGATCGTCGTAACGGCACGCTTGTATTCAACATCTTTGCCCCGCGTGGTGCTGGTCCCGGTGCAGGATTGACGATTGCTCAGCGTTGCATTGATCTGTTTTCACGTTTACAGCTTGAAAATATAAAGTTTGATCCCGCAAATGGTCCGCGCACCATTGAACCCTCTGTGCCGGAAGGGTTTTCGCAAACACAAGTCGCCATAAGTTTTGAAGCGTATGAGCAAAGCTAGAATCTGATCAGCCACTACCGTTCACAACATGGCTGTTACTGTTTTGTCCGGTACGTCCGGCGCCCTTTACTACAAACCCGCTGGCACCACCGGTACTTTCGGTGAATCCAATGTCACGGTTGCTGATGATGAAATCATTATTCAGCCCTACCTCAATCTGAAGGTTGGCGATCCGGTTGTTTTCAGTGTTGTTAACAGCCAAACCGGTGGATCTGGCACCGGCACCCTGCCTGCTGGTATTACTGCTGCAACCACTTATTACGTGATTGCTTACACCGCTTCCACTGGCGTGCTGCAAGTTTCTGCTACTGCTGGCGGCGCAAGCATCACCATCACCGACGATGGCACTGCTGCAGCTCCTAACGAGTTTCAGGTCGCCTACGCCGACTATGCCGCTGTCGGTCAAGTGCAGTCGTGGTCGTTTGAAATCAGCCGCGCTGAAATCGACGTAACCACCATCGGTCAAACTGCTGGGCAGTACGCACCCTTCCGTGCTTACATTCCGGGCTTCGCTGATGGCAGCGGTACTGCAACCGTGTACGTCACCAACGAGGATGCCGCCTTGTCTAACCGCATGGTGGAAGACGTGCTGCAGCGCCAGCAAGTTGGTTGTGCCTTCAAGCTGTACACCGACAAGCAGAGCACTGAAGCTCTTAGCCGTAGCATCGCAATGGATGCGGTACTGATCAGCGCCAGCCTGAACATCAACCCCGATGACGCTCAGCAGGTGGAGATTGCCTTCCGTCCTACTGGTGTGCCGACCTTCGACTTCAGCACTTCCGCCTGATTTCGGCAACACAATCTTTGCCCTCGGCTTGCGCTGGGGGCTTTTTTGTGCCTAAAGTGATAACCAACGACTGATTTTTATGCCTGCGCCTGTTTCGTCTGCTCTTGCTCGGCTGAAAAAGGCTGCAAACCTGACGCCAATCAAGCGCGTCGTTACCTTGAGCGATGGCAGCACCTTTGAGTTTTACGCCACGGCTTTGACCATGGCAGAGCGTGAGCGTGCGCAAAAAATGCCCGGCGGAGATGACGCCAACGGTTTTGCCTTGAACTTGCTGGTGACGAAAGCAGTTAACGAAGCCGGTCAACGTCTGTTTCAAGCTGGTGAAATCGCTGAGCTGAAGAACGATGTGCTTGATGCTGACCTTCAGGCCATGATGTTGGCAATCATCACCAATCCTGAGGAGCAGCAAGAGCTAGACATGAAAAGCTCTAAAAGCTGATCTCAAAAAAGACAACCTACTGCTGTTACAGCTTGGTGTTGCAAAAGAATTGGGCTATTCATTGGCTCAACTCAATGCCGAGGTGACGCTAGAGGAGCTGCTGTTGTGGTCGGCGTATTTTGATCTGACCAATGAGGAGCAAGAACGTAGACTGAAGCAACGCCGTAGGTAAGCCGTGTCTGTCGTAGCCAGCGTTGCCATTAACGTTGATAGCCGTGACGCGGTGCAGAAGCTGCGTCAAGTTGAGCAAGTCAGCAGCAAACTAGATCAAACATATCAAGATGTAAACGGAAGGCTGCGAGATGCAAATGGCCGCTTTGTCAAGTTGGGCGATGCCGCGCAAGGCGCTAGCAAGAAAATTGATATTCTCGGCGGCGCAGTAAAAAACCTTGCTGCGCAATTAGTTGTTGCCGATTTAGCCAGACGGTTTTTCAAAGGATTTGACGAGGCAGAAAAGGCTGCTGCTGCGGTACGCACACTTGGCGTAGACAGCAAGGCTCTTGAAGGTCAACTTCTTGCAGTAAGCAACCGTCTTGGCGGTTTGTTTTCTCAAACTCAACTGCTTGCTGCTTCATACGACGTAGCCAGTGCTGGCTTTGCCAATGCCGCTGATAACGCAAAAATTCTTGAGGCATCAGCGAAAGGTGCCGTTGGTGGATTGTCAGACATCAATACTGTTGGAAATGCGGTTACTAGTGTATTGAACGCATATGGGAAGTCTGCAAATGATGCCGCGATATTAGTTGACGGCTTTATTCAAACACAGAATGACGGCAAGATTGTTCTAAATGAATATGCACAGCAGATTGGTAAATTAGCGCCTACTGCGGCGGCTGCTGGAGTTGGCATTACTGAGTTGAACGCTGCAGTTGCAACAATTACGGCACAAGGTGTGCCTGTTGAGGCTACATTTACTGGTCTTAATCAGGCACTGGTTTCAATACTAAAACCGAGCAAAGAGGCAAGTGATCTCGCAAAGGCACTGGGGATTGATTTCAATGAGTCAGGCTTAAGAGCTAAGGGATTTGGTGGATTACTGCAAGAAGTAAAAGAAAAAACAGGCGGCAGCACGACCGCGATGGTCAAGCTATTTGGCAGTGTTGACGCACTCAAAGCAGTACTGCCATTGGTCAATGATGACCTTGTTAAATATAATCAAAATATTGAAAAACAAGCAAAAGTCTCTGGCGTTGCAGATGAGGCAACAAAGGAGCTTGGTGGGACTGTTTCAAGTGAAGTATCAAAAATGATCAATCAAATCGGGAATTTAACCCGATCACTTGATACCGTTCTTGGCCCCGCGCTTGGCGGAATTGTCAGGCTAATCAATGTGGTCATTGCGGAGGCAACGAGAGGCATTAACGTCTTGGGACAGCTTTTTAGTCTTGGCAAAAATACAACGATCCTGAAGGGCGCTCTTGAGTCTGGAAATCTTCGTGGCAATGCCGCTGCCCGCATCATTCCTGGAGTCGATGAGTTAATTGGTCAACAACGTAGGCAGCAGTTACAAAGAGAAGCTGGTGCAGGGACTGGGCTTTTAGGACTTGGGTTTGACGCACAAAAGTTTGCTGAACTTCTCAAACAGCAGCCCGAAATCCAACGCTTATTAGGCGCAGGCACAGCTCCAAGTGCAGGCGATAGACCAACTGCAGGTGTTGATCCAGCTATTCAAGCTCTTCTGGATAGTTTGGATGCAGGATCAGAAAGCGGTGGTCGCAAGGGACTGTCAGAAGCAGAACGTGCTGCCAAACGTTTAGCAGAAGAGTTGCAACGTTCACTTGAAACAGGTGATCGTCTTGGCACTGAGTTTAAGCGTCAAGTATTACTGCTTAGCGAAGCCGATGAGCTTGAACGTAAACGTCTGCAGATCCAATTTGATTTTGAGGATCGTGCCAAGCAGATTTCTGAGCTTAAAAATGCCGAACAGCAAACAAATTTAAATCAACTGAACACAGAAATTCAGCGCCTTGAGCTGATAGATCTTCAAACTGAAGCACTTAAAAAGCAAGCCGAAGAAGCTGACAAGCTATTCAAAAAAGCAATGGAAGGCGCCGAGTTTGGCGTTGCAGGTGAAGGCACTGTTGCGGATGGATTGGCAAAAGCAATCTCTAAACTAAAAGAAGACCTTGATCCGGTTAAGTTAAAAGTTGACACCATAGTCAATGGAGCGTTTGCTATTGGCGATGCGTTTAGCACTGCATTTGGCGAAGTAATCACAGGAGCCAAATCAACACAGGAAGCCTTGGCAGATGCGTTCAAAAAGATTGGCGATGCGTTTATCAGTATGGCAGTTGAAATTATTGCCAAGCAAATGACGTTGATTATCCTGCAAACAATTTTTAATGCTTTGAGTGGTGCTGGGGGCGCATTGGGAACTGCTAATAAGAACTTGACTGGCGCTGGTGCCCTTAAAACTCCTATCCCAGGATTAAAAGTTGGTGGTTACGCAGAAGGCGGCTTTGTTACTGGACCTACTTTGGCGATGGTGGGTGAAGGGTCTGAATCTGAATACGTCATCCCAGCCAGCAAAATGTCCGCTGCCATGTCGCGTTACTCCCGTGGCGCTCGCGGTGAATCCGTCATCCCTGGCAATGGTGGCGATACAGAATCCGCAGGCGGCACCGCAGTAGCAACTGCCCCAATCGACGTGCGTTACACCGTGGAACGCATCAACAGCGTGGATTACGTTACCGCCGATCAGTTCCAGCGTGGTATGCAACAAGCTGCCGCCCAAGGCGCTAAACAAGGTCAACAGCTCACGCTGCGTCAACTGCAGCAATCCACCACCACGCGCCGGAGGCTCGGCATCTGATGGAATTAACAGTCGGCAATTTCATGTATTTCAGCAGCGGTGGCGTAGTTCAATATCGCTTCCAAAACTTTTTTATCCAGCAATCAGTAACTTACGCAGGTGCAGCATACACATTTGCCCCATTTGGTTTTTCGGGTGTAACAATCAACAGATCTGGCGACAACACAGAAGCTACGTTGATGTTCCCGAATAATGAGCTAAGCCGTAACTGGACTGTTGAAGCAGTGGAGCAACAATGGCTGGCCAATGTTCAAGTGATGTTGCTAGACCCCGCTGACAGCAGTCAGTTCAACCGCTTGCATCAATACTGGGGTCGCGTCAGTAATGCCAAATGGGATGATTCTTCGGTAAGTTTGACCTTGAGCACAATTCTGGACGCTGTTGGTGGGGACATTCCAGCTAGGCGCCTCACGCAAAAACTGATCGGTGCAATTCCTGTTACCAGCAACCTGCGACTGCAGTGATCTCATTGGCACGCCTTACCGGCTTGGTGCTGACGGCAGTGATGGACACATTGACTGCATCCATTTGGTGTACACAGTGCTGGAGCGTTACGATATCCCTACACCAGAACTACAGCAGAGCTGGTACACCGATTCGCAAACGACCGTTTTACGCGCACTGCTGAGCTGGGGCAATCGGGTTGACGACCCGACCTACAATGGCGAGGTAGTGCTGATACCCCAGCACTCTTGGGCATTTGCAGTCACATGGCAGACCGGGATCCTCTACATCAACCCGCATCTGAGTCAGGTGGCATGGTCTACACCGCGCATGTTCAAAAAACTCCATTACTTCCGTTTGAAAAGCAGCTGATTGATCTGCTTGGCTGCACTGAAGACGAATATAGATTTTTCACAGAAGAAGCCCGCAAGCGTGCGCTGATTCGCCCTGCTGAGTATGACTTAATTCCAGACGTACAAAACACCGGCGCAGAAGTTATTGCGATTGTCAGTCTTGTCATTGGATTAGCAGGCACAGCAGCAAGTTTTCTGTTGGCGCCAAAGCCCAAAGCGCCGATCCTTGCTTCAAACACGACTGCTGCTGCAGATATTCAACGGCGTGAACTTGCCAGTATTGTTGGCCCCAATAGATTTAACTCAACATTTGGATTTGATGGGCAAACACAGTTAGCTAATTATCAAGATCCAATCCCAGTTGTTTTCGGTCGTTATACCGGAACTACTGGCGGCATTTTGGTCGCACCTTCACTGGTGTGGTCGCGCATGTTTAGCTATGGCAATCAGCAAGGCGTCAAGCTTTTGTTTGTTGTTGGCGAGCAAGGCGAAAACGCCGGTCAAGTACCCCAAGGCATTGAACCTCCAGACCTGAACGGAATTTTCTGGGGCAATGGTCCTTTCGATGCTGTATACGCCAGCAGCTTTGCCTTTTACTGGAAACGCAATACCGGTCTAGGCGTTACGCGCGTTGGGGCAGGCAACCTTTTGTACGGCACAAGAGGCACAACCGCATCTGGTGACCCCGAAACTCATTACGACATTTTTAGTGTCCCAACCGCGATTAGCGACAACGACACCGGTTTTTGCTCTTCGCACGCACTAAATAACAACTTTACATTTGGCTGTTACGCACCGATTGCAAACGGCACGCCCTATCGAGTTAATTGGCAGATCATTTCAATTTTGAATTTGCCCGATCAAGACGATGATCCGGGAAGTAACTTAACTGCTCGCCGCGTCAAGATTTCAGGCGACAATAACGGGCTGGCAAAAACAGGCGACGAAGTACGCGCACTGGGGCAGTTTGGTATTGGCCGGAACTATAGCCGCCGCATGGGAATTACTCGCCTCAACGGCACCCAAGTGTTCCCAAATGAGGGCAGTGCAGAACGCTCAATCCAAGTCAATGATGTTATTGACTTTACGATTTCTAGCGCACGCATACCCGACGATTTTTATGCTTGGGGCAATGTAACCGTTGACGATATTAATAATTACATCGAACAAGAGTGTATCAAGGCTGACGATGCCTTAGTTGTTGGTGAGCTGTTCATGATTGGACGCTCAGTATGGCAAGTTGTATCACGCTCCTTGAACCGGTGGATTCCTGGCGGCACTGAAGATCAGGTCGTTAAACTTCGCTGCATAGAATTAACCATTCCGCTAGCAGATCGCAACAAGGTTGGTGTTGTATCAGATGCTGTACTTGATGAAACCTATGTAGGCGATAGCGGTGACACTGCTGGCGATGCTGGTCCGTTATTTGTGGGCATCGCCTATTACCCGTTGATGAAATTTTCTTTTGCAACGGTTAAGAATACGCGCCCTTGTGAAGTAACAGAGATTGGTATTAAAAGCAATGTTTACCAACGTCTTAATGGACTTGCTAATTTCCAAGAAATACCTGCGCCCCAGCAGCTTATTGATTTAGATCAAAGGCGCGTTTCACTCACGCTAGGCAGCAACACATCGTTTATTAAGCGAGCATCGGTATTTGTCATCCAGCTACGTCCTGCCGGTGTAGACAGTAACGGTAACTCCTACCCATGGGCGCAGCTAGGACTGCGTTTTGCCATCGTTGGATCGCAACCAGTTGATGTCTACAACTTCATCCGCATAAAATCACCTGTTCGCGGGCAGTATGAATATCGCTTTGTACCTAAAAACGGTTCTGACATGCGATTAACGCCAGACGATTCAATTATCTGGCAACTTAACGCGACGGGCAATCAAAACGAATCGCTGGTCGAAAACATTTCAACAGATTACGGCGTATTTCAAGTCAGATCAGTTGGGTCTGTAGTACGCAAACGCGACTTACAACAAAACAAAGAATTTACAATCGAGCCTAACTACACGCCTGCTGTAATCACACAAACAGCGCCATCTGCTATTGGTGTTTATTCATTCCTACCAGAGCTGGCAGATTCTGGTGCAGCAACTCAAGTCCTGTATAAAAACACAGTTTCAGATCCAGCAGGTTTTACTACGGGTCGTGGCTTGGCGCTTGGCCATGAACTGCTTGGCGATGCAGACACATCCGGGCACCCACTATTTTCAAACATTTACATCACACAAGAGCAGCGGTTACAAGATGGACGCTGGATCAAAATTCAATTCGCTTTGCAGCGGGCTCCATTGCCCCAAGGTCATTACAGCGGTAAAAGCTACGGCTGGTTCTTCACAACGCAAAGCGGTTGGCTGTTAACAACTGAAAACTTAAGGGTTGAGGCTAGTTCTACTGGCTGGCGTGCCGGTCAAGAATTTGTGTTCCTGCGTCAGATCGGACCGACGAATCCCTTCCGTGTTGTGCCGAATCAAGGCACGATGATTGACGTTGGATTTACTTTCCAAGTAACGGCAGTAGATACGTTTGTAGGAGGTAAGGGTAGGGCACAAGGTTGGTATTACGAACTTTTCGGTCGTGCTCAATCGCTGTGGCCCGGTTACTACAAGTCAGTTGAAGCAAACTACGTCGTTGGAGGCAAAAAAATTCGCGTCAACTATGTATCCACGGTAATCACTCTTCCTTATGCCCACTCCAGCGGTGAAACGCTTTTCTGGGATAATCCAACCATCGTTGTTAACCGCGACGCTTCAGCCACGAGTGGCGATTGGAATGTTGGGGATCGGTTCCCTGTTCAGCTTCAAGTGAGTCAAGCTAATCCATTTTTGAATTACTTAGCAACGCCCTTTGTTGGCGCACTGCTGCAGATATTGGCGGTTACAAACAGGGAAATTTTGCCGCAATTTACGAACTCAACACGTACTTTTGAAGCGCAAAGCCAGTATGCAGATCTGAGTTTTTACGGGGACCTTGTTGAAAAATCAAACGCCAACAATCCCGAACACTCGGTTACCTATGTTAACGAAATTGTTTCCAACGAATCGCTGCCTGAGTATGACAACCTGACTGTTTGCGGCGTTGCACTTAAAGCAGGCAGAAACTTTGGTTCGCTGGATCAACTGCGTGTTTGGCTGGCAAACGGTTTGCATGTTTATCGCTTCCACCCCAATTACGCCAACAGTCGTTACGGTCCTTCAAACCACTTCACCGATCTTGTTTACTACTTCCTGACCAGCAACGTAGGCGGCCTTGGCGCGACTCTTCGCATGAACGCAGTATCGCCAAATCAAATCAACACGCAGGATTTCGAGCTGGCGACCAAGTTTATCGAAACCAACAAGCTGTATTACGACGGCGTTATTGGGTCTGTCCGAAACATTCGACAGTTTATTTCTGAAACAGCGCCGTTCTTCTTGTGTAATTTTGTTATTAGTGACGGCCAATTCGGCTTGCGTCCTGCAGTACCTACAACCGTAGGTGGCGCTATCAGTACAAACCCGATCCCAATCAAACAAATCTTTACTGCAGGCAACATCATCGAAAATAGCTTTGAGGTTCAATTCCTTGATTCTGAGGAGCGTAAAGATTTTGTTGCTGTAATGCGTTACCGCGAGGGACAACGAAACCAGTTGCCTCAAGAGCGCAACATCACAATCCGTTGGCGTGGCACGCCAGAAACGGCACCGCTGGAATCGTTTGATATGACGGAATACTGTACAAGCGAAGCTCACGCCCGTTTGGTCGGCAAATTCTTCCTTTCTGTCCGTCGTCGCGTAACTCACACTGTATCGTTTACCACTAGCCCTTACGGCATGGACTTGGCGCCAGGTGACTACATCAAGGTCGTAACAGAGGCAAGTCCTTATACCGCTGCACGTAACGGCGTCATTGATAGCCAAGGCGTAATTACTAGCGCACAAGCGATCATCAACGGCCAGTACAACATTGTGTACTACAAGGTTGGCTCAACCGATGTTGATTCTGCGGTTATGACTGTCAACGGAGGAAGGGTAAATGAGACGGCTTTATACGACAGTGTGTTCACAATCCAAGAGGTCACAAGCTCCTGCAACATTTACATGATTGAACAGCTAACGGTCAACGAGGATTTCCTAGCTACGATTACAGCATCGGAGTTCCCGTGCGATGACAGAGGTGCCAGCCTTATTGCGCAAGACATCTTGAGTGATAACAACTTCACCTTCCAAAGCTGATGACGTTCCCAGCACTTAATCCGACAAGCCGCCAGTTTTCTCCGGGTGATTGGCCTGTCAAGACATACAAGGCTCAGTCTGGCGCCGAAGTTCGCATTTTGTACGGCAACCGTCGCACTGAAATGAAGCTGGAACTGACCTACGACAACATCACGGATACCCAAGCGAACCAGTTTTTGACCCATTTCGATTCGGTGCTTGGCACGTTCCAGACCTTTGTTTTATCGTCTGCCGCAAAAATCGGCTGGGGCTCAACGGCAAGCAGTATCGACGTATCCACTGGCGCCAACTGGCGTTACGCTTCCGAACCCCAGATCACCGCAATTCGACCTGGCATTAGCAGCGTTAGAGTGAATTTGATTGGTGTCCTGTAATGGCCAAGGTCTTCACTGGTAGAGATGGTCGTTTGCTGCTGGACGGCGTTGACCAAGTGAAGGTCACGAACTGGACGCTGACGGGCAACCTAGAAACACTGGAAACCACCAGTTTGGGCGACTACCAGCGGAGCTACACCTCTGGCGTCCAAGAATTTAACGGCAGCGCAACACTCCTGTATTACACGGATGATGCTGATCGCAATGACGCCGCAACAGTACTAAAGAAGATCCTCCGCACTGGCAGTGTCAGCGACACCGATACCGTAGACATGAGGCTACGTTTAGTGGAAGGCAGCGTTAACAGGGACGTGCGTCTGTCAGCTTTTATTACTAGTGTCAACCTTAATGCGAGTGTTGGCGAAGTTTCGTCAGCACAGATTAGTTTCCAAGCGACTGGTGCGCTTACATCGGTGACACTCTGATGGGCATCTACCTTGGACAAATCGGGCAAATTGAGCTGACCCGTAAATCACTGGAGGGATCCAAGGAATCTTTAGTGAATCCTAGTGATGTAAACGCAAGCAGGGATCGCTTTAGTTTTGATTTTGACGAAGGGTTTTTGATCAATGGCGACCTAGTTGAGTTAACAACAACGGATGGCACGGATCTTGATTTTGTTGATGCAAGTGGCTGGGAAAACAATACTGTTCAATCCAGCGGTAACTGGTACGTATTTATTGATGAGCTAGGTGGCATCAGGCTTTATGACAATTTTGACGACAGCTTGGAGGGCAGTACTGCAGGTCAGATCCCCCTTACTGCTATCGACAGAGATATACCGATTAAGGTGACAATCCGCGACCGTGATGCCCGCATTGTTGCCAACGTAACTGAGTACGAACTAAATACAAGCCGTGAAGTTGTTGATATTACATCCCTTAGCGATCAGCACCGCCAACAGTACAGCAGCCTAATTACAGGCAGCGGGAGATTGATTGCACACTGGGACTACACAAACACAGCAGGATCAGAACCTGTTCACTACTTAATGCAACTTGTTTTACGCACGGAAATTGGATCTTCCTTCCACGGCAAATTTTACGTTAAAGCCCCAAACACAACTGCACAAACCGGAAAATTTGATTTTGTTCAAATCAACGATTCGCTGTGGTGGGAGTTTGACGCCATCGTCACAAGCTCCGCAATCAGCTTCACGCCCGACAGCATCATCGTCGGCACCATTGATTTTGTAGCGACTGGACCGATCCTGTTACGTGCCAACACCCAGCCGATTAACTACATCCTGCAGGAGTCGGGCGACAAGATTGCACTGGAGCAAGACGCCACATCGTTCTTGGCGCAGGAACAGCAGGGATAATGCCTAGACTAGGCTTAAATGTATCCGTTGCTGGAACGCTGCTGGCATGGCTGACTTAAAGATCACAGAACTGGCGGCGCTTGCAGGTGGCGACCTAGCCGCTGGTGATCTTCTGCCGATCGCAGACATCAGCGCCAGCGAAACCAAAAAAATTACGGTTACAGACTTTTTCGGTAATGCCAGCACACTGATTGCTGACGCAACGATACCTGGAGCAAAGATACTTTTTACAAGCAATACAATCAGTGCCACAGCACTTCAGACCGGCAGTGTTGGCGCAACTCAACTAGGAAGCGACAGCGTTACGGCAGCAAAAATTGCCGACGAAACCATTGTTGACCTAGTTACAACCTTGCCCGCAAGCGGTGGGTACATCGGTCAATTTGCACTGGACACTGACGACGACAAAATTTATTGCTGGGATGGCACGGAATGGGTAAGCATCAAAGCTGCTGGATCTGTTAACGCCGTTGTCGGCAGTACCAGCGGTGTTATCAACATCGTTGTTTCCACAACTGGTGATCAAGTTGATATCAGCGCCACACTGGACAATACCGCTAACGCTGCGGAATTTTTAGCCGGTCCCACAGACGCAGCTGGTGTTGTTGGATATCGCGCGATTGCGTCTACTGATATTCCAACCGCTACTGCTCTTGCTAAGGGTGCCGTCAGCGTCAACGGCGAAGGTTTGCGGATGAACGTCGATCAGCTAGAGATCGACAATGACGTAACTGCCAGCGCAACAAATCACGTCGTTACTTACGACGACAAAGGTTTAATTACTGGTGGTCGCGCCATATTGTCAGCCGACTTACCTAGCGCCACTGATGCTTTTAAGGGTGCCGTAATCCCTGGCACCGGTTTGGCTGTTGACGGTTCGGCGGTCCTTAATCACAGCAATAGTGCGACTGCCGGAACCTACACCAAGGTTTCTATCGACGCTCAAGGTCATGTCACTGCTGGTGACGTACTAAGTGCTGCCGACTTACCGAGCCACAGCGCAGCATTACTTACAAGCGGCACATTACCTATTGACCGAATTGCAAGCAATGCGCTTACTGGCGCCAAACTTGCTAATTATGCCGTTTCCAAAATCGGTGAAACAGCACCAACAGCAGACCACATCGGTCAATTTTTCTTCAATCCACTTAGCCGTGATTTGTTCTTGTGGGATGGCAACGTTTACCAGCCCATCGGCATTTCAATCGGTGAAATTGTTTTTGCTGGGACTTTTGACGCTTCAGCAGGTGGTGGCACTGGTCTGATTGCATCAGTAACAGCAGAAGGTACTGCCGTTGGTTTAGTTGTGGGTCAAGCCTTGCCCGCAGCATCAACAGCAAACACCCGTTATTACTTGGTTGTGTCAGAAGCTGGCACGATCACGTCGGGTAATGCGCCGAATGTTGCACTTAGCCCGCCAGACATCATTCTGTCGAACGGCACAACATGGACAGAGATTGACGTTTCGCAAACGGTTACTGCACAGGTTGCAAGCAACGTAGGTTTTACACCTGCAGGAAACATCAGCGCCACAAATGTTCAGGCAGCGATTGAAGAACTGGATTCCGAAAAAATTGGTACTGGCGGTGCAACAATCACGGGCGAATTGTTGATTGGCACAACTGGCACATTCGGGTTCGAGGGCAGTACTGCCAACGATTTTGAAACGTTTTTAACTGTCGTTGATCCAACCGCTGATCGTACTATTACGTTCCCAGACTCCACTGGAACGGTTGCGCTAACCAGCCAACTAGACGACGGAAGCTACTGACCTTAGACTTGTGTCATAAGTTCCGGCCTTCGGGCGTTAAGGAATGGCACTACAGCATTTGCGGTCTAGTACCGCGAGTAAGCGTCCAGATCCGGCAGCAATGTCTGACGGACAACTGGCGATCAATACCGCCGCTACTACAGCGGGTCTATTTTTCAAAGATGCCGGTGGCGCACTGGCAAAAGTTGGTCCGATCCATGTAGGAACGACTGCACCAAACGCAACACCTGCATCAGGCGGCAGTTCTGGTAACAGCTTGGGTGAGGGCTGGCTTGATACCAGCGGAACCAATCCCGTCCTAAAGATCTGGAACGGCAGCGCATTTGTTATTGCGCAACCCAATGCAAGTGGAACGCTGGTAACAACAGGTGATACGGGCACCGTCACCAGCACGATGATTGCCAATGGCACAATCGTTGATGCAGATATCAATGCCAGTGCTGCTATTGCCTACAGCAAACTTGCTGCACTAACCAGCGGCAACATTCTCGTTGGTAACGGCAGCAATGTTCCAGTTGGTGTCGCTGTAACTGGTGACGTAACGATTAGCAATGCCGGTGTTACGGCAATCGGATCTGGCGTAATTGTCAATGCTGATATTAGCGCCAGTGCTGAAATTGCAGTTAGCAAATTAGCCGATGGCGCAGCACGACAAGTCCTTCAAACCGATGCTGCAGGCACTGGCGTTGAATGGACCGACAACCTTGCGCTGCCTGGAACATTAAGCGTCACCGGTGAAACAACGTTAAAGGAAATCAAGGAAACAACTTATACGCTTGGAACGAGCGGAAGCATCGCATTAAATCCATCGAACGGTTCAATACAAAGTAGTGTATTGGCCGGCGCTCCTACGTTTACCGATTCGCTGGAAGCTGGGCAAACGATTGTGCTGATGTTGGAGAATGGCGCGAGTTATACGGTGACGTGGCCAACAATTACATGGGTTACAGGTGCGGGTAATGCTGCACCCACACTGACTGCAAAGGACACGCTGGTGTTCTGGAAAGTCAGCACTACCCTTTACGGCGCTTACGTCGGGAGCTACGTCTGATGCTGGGTAAGAATCTAATTCAGGCTGCTGCAGGTAACGCCGGTGGC